GAAGATGAAGCACCAACTGTTGTAAAGCGTTGGATTAGTACTGGTTCTAAATTATTTGATTATATATGTTCTAATAGAAAAAACGGAGGTTTTCCAGAGGGTAGAATAGTTGAATTATTTGGACCACCCTCAATAGGTAAGTCTCATATTGCTACGCAGATAGCAAGAAGTACACAACAAATGGGAGGAATTGTTGTTTATATAGATACAGAAAACGCAACATCAGTTGAAAATTTACATATGTTAGGCGTTGATGTAAGTAAAAGATTTGTTTATGTAGATACACATTGTACAGAAGAAGTGTTATCTATTGCTGAGTCTACAATTTTAAAGGCAAAAGCGTTAAACAAAGATGTCCCGCTTACTATAATCTGGGACTCAGTAGCCGCTTCTTCCCCCAAAGCAGAATTGCTAGGCGACTACGACAAAGAGACTATTGGTTTGCAAGCCCGAGCCATATCAAAAGGGATGAGAAAAATTACAGGAATAATTGGTCAAACCAATAGTCTCTTTGTTATTCTTAATCAAATACGAACAAAAATAGGAGTTATGTATGGGGATCCTACTACAACACCCGGTGGTAAGGCAATACCTTTTCACTCATCTATACGAGTCAAGCTGGGAGCAGGACAACAAATCAAAGACGGCGAAGACATTGTGGGAATTAATGTTTCCGCAAAAACAGTAAAAAATAAAGTTGCACCTCCTTTTAGATCTATAGATTTTCAAATACATTTTGGTAAAGGTATAAAAGAGCATGAAGAGATTTTTGATGTTTTAAGGAAACATGGTGAAGATACTGTTTTAGATCATTATCTTGTTGAAGTTGGTGGCGGAGGTCAGTGGAAAATATTAAATGTAACTGATACAAGAACAGGTGAAGTTATTATTGAAAAGAAATTTAGAAAATCTAATTTTGATGAATTGATTGGTAATAAAGAATATGAGCCTTACATTGATGCTCTTTTAGAAAAAGCAATGGTTAAAGTAATGAGTGATCCGGAATCAATTGTTATTGATACAGAGTCATATGAAGAAATAAAGTCTCTTGCAGCAGAGTTGGATGAAAGTTTATTTGAGGAGTAATGATGAGTAATAGACCAATTATAATTGTTGATGGTCTAAACTTGTTTATGCGCCACTACGCTGCTCACCCTGCCATGTCAAAAAATGGCGAACAGGTGGGTGGCATAGTGGGCTTTTTAACAGGTATTAGACGTCTAAGTGAAAAAATAGGTCCGTCAGAGATTTATATTGTTTGGGAAGGACAGGGGTCAGCAAAAAAAAGATCTTTATATAAAGAATATAAAAAGTCTAAAAAACCTAAAAGACTTAATAGATATTACGACGATATACCTGATTCATTATCAAATCAAACAAATCAAATTAGTGTTATTGTCAAAGCATTACGTTTTACACCTGTTAGACAAATTTATGTTGAGGGTTGTGAAGCAGATGATGCAATTGGTTATATGTGTCGATATACTTTTAAAGATAGAAGAAAAGTAATTGTTTCATCAGATCATGATTATTATCAATTATTAAATAAAAATACTTTAATTTATTCACCTACCCTTAAAGGTTTTGTAAATAAAAATAAAGTAAAGGAAAGATATAAAGTATCAGCTGAAAATTTCTGTTTAGTTAAAAGCATTGCAGGAGATCAATCTGACAACATTCCTGGTGTAAAAGGTTTATCATATAAAACCATTGCAAAGTTAATCCCAGAAACAACGTCGTCACACGAATTAACATTAGATGAATTCTTTAACAAGGCAAAAGAATTACATAATCAAAAGAATTCAAAGTCAACTGAAAGATTAGTTTTTGGTGAGGCATTAATAAGAAGAAATTGGAGATTAGTAAGATTGGATACAAGCAATTTAAGCTTAGATCATATCAATAAAATTAATACAATTTTTGAGAGTGATATGGGTGTAAAAGATAAGCTTGGCATGTTAAGATATTTTATGAAATTAGGGATTAATTCCTTAAATATTGACGGGCTATATCTATCACTACAATCTCTAATGAGGTAAAAATTGAACGCGAGACTTATGAATACAAACTCTTATTTTTCACAATACGGTAAAGATTTTCAAGAAAAGATATTTCAGTGTCTTTTAAATGATCATAGATGGGCAGGACAAATGCACGAGGTTATGACTCATGAATACTTTGAGTTAAGATACCTAAAATATCTATGTATGAGATACTTTAATTATCACGACAAATATAAAACATTTCCTACAATGTCTCTCCTTGTAACAATGATTAAAGATGAATTAAGAGAAGGAAATGACATTATTTTACGTGATCAAATTATTGAATATCTACAAAGAGCTAAATTGAATCCTAATCCAGGTGATTTAGATTATGTTAAAGAAAAGTCTTTAGATTTTTGCAAAAAGCAAGCTATTAAAGCTGCATTGGAAGAGGCAGTAACTTTAGTAGCATCCGAAACTTATGATCCAATTATCAGTATAATGAAAGAGGCAATAAGTTTAGGTAATAGCGATACAGTTGGACATGATTTTTTTGAAGATTTTGAAGCCCGTTTCCAAAAAATATCTCGTGTGACATGTCCAACTGGTATCGCTCATTTAGATAAAAAAGAAATATTAAATGGTGGGCTAGCTAGAGGAGAAATAGGAGTTATTGTTGCACCAACTGGTGTAGGTAAATCTCACTTTCTAGTCCACCTAGGCGCTGAAGCTATTAAAATAGGTAAAAATGTTTTACATTATACATTCGAATTAAGTGAATCTGCAGTTGGGATAAGATATGATTCGCATCTTTGCAATATTCCATCTAATGAAGTGATAGCTAACAAACAAAAAATTAAACAAAAATATGAGGAAAGTGAGTTCGGTCGATTGATAATTAAAGAATACCCTACAGGATCAGCTTCTATCATGACAATTAGAAATCATATAGAAAAGTTATCCATGAAGGGTTTTACGCCAAGTGTCATTATGATAGACTACGCTGATATTATGCGTTCTACTCGTCAATATGACTCACTTAGACATGAGCTAAAATTAATATACGAAGAGTTGAGAAATCTAGCAGGGGAAATAAATGTACCAATATGGACAGCTTCGCAATCAAACAAAGAAGGCTCAGAAAAAGACGTGGTGGGTTTAACGAATATGGGTGAAAGTTATGGTAAAGCACAAGTTGCTGATGTTGTTTTGACTCTTTCGAGAAAGGAAACAGAAAAAAGTACAGGTTTGGCTAGACTGTTTGTAGCAAAAAATCGCGCTGGAAGAGATGGATTACTTTTCCCCGTTAAGATAGATACATCAAAATCTGATATAAAAGTAGTTGAAGATTTAGGTGAACTTTCTATTGCTGACGCTGTACAATCTTCAAACAAAAACACGAGATCATTATTAAAATCAAAATGGAAAGAAATAACGGGAGAATAAGAATGTACGATTACAATGAAACACACAAAAAAACACTAGAATATTTTGGAGGAGATGAATTAGCTACCAGTGTATTTGTTAATAAATACGCACTTCAAGATGAAGATGGGAATTATCTGGAACTTACACCAGATGATATGCACAAAAGGCTAGCAAAAGAATTTGCTCGCATCGAACAAAAATACGAAAATCCAATGAGCTTTGCAGAGATTTATGGTTTATTTCAAGATTTTCGGTTTGTAGTTCCACAAGGTTCTCCAATGAGTGGAATTGGAAATGAATCAAAAATACAGTCACTATCAAACTGCTTTGTCATTGAAGCGCCTGAAGATAGCTATGGAGGTATTTTAAAAACAGATCAGGAGCAAGTTCAAATAATGAAAAGACGAGGTGGTGTAGGCTTTGATGTTTCTACAATTCGTCCAAAAGGCATGTTTACATCTAACGCAGCAAAGACAACTGATGGTATCGAAGTATTTCTAGATCGTTTTTCTAATTCATGTCGTGAAGTTGCACAAGGTGGAAGACGTGGTGCATTAATGCTTTCTATTTCAGTACATCATCCACAAGTTATGGACTTTATTAAAATTAAGCGTGATCTTACGAGAGTTACAGGTGCAAATATTTCTGTTAGAGTAACAGATGAATTTATGAAAGCTGTTAAAGCAGGCACAGAGTACACACAAAGATGGCCTGTAGATTCAGAGACGCCTGAAGTTCACGATCATGTTGATGCCAGAGAAATTTGGGATGCATTGATTGAAGGTGCACATGCCTCTGCAGAACCTGGTGTATTGTTTTGGGATACAGCAACAAGGATGACGCCTTCTGATGCTTACACAGATGTAGGGTTTGGCAGTGTATCAACAAATCCATGTGGTGAAATTATTCTTTCACCCTATGATTCATGTCGTCTAATGTTGGTTAATCTTACAAATTTTGTAAAAAATGCATGGAAACCAGATGCAGAATTTGACTGGGGTAAATTTAGAGAAATATCACGAAAAGCACAACGTCTAATGGATGATATGATCGATCTAGAAATTGAACAAATTGATAAGATTCTAGCAAAGATCGATGCAGACCCTGAGCATGAAATCACAAAAGCACCAGAAAGAAACTTATGGCAGACAATTAAAAATGTTGCAGTCGCAGGACGTAGAACTGGTTTAGGTATAACGGGATTAGGTGATGCAATTGCAATGTTAGGTCAAAGATACGGTTCAGAAGAAAGTATTGAGACTACAGAAGAAATATATAAGTGGTTATCATTAGCATCATATGAGGAGTCCATTCAACTAGCAAAAGAACGTGGATCATTTCCTATCTTTGATATTGATAAAGAAAAAGGTCATGAGTTTTTAGATAGAGTTATTTCTAGTCTTACACCTGAGGTACAAGAAGACTATAAGAAATATGGGCGTAGAAATATTGCAAATACAACGACAGCCCCTGCTGGTTCTGTTTCTTGTCTAACACAAACAACGTCTGGCATTGAGCCAGCATTTATGTTGTATTATACGAGGCGTAAAAAAGTGCAAGGTGATGAAGAAGTAATGTTTGTTGATGATGTAGGAGATAAGTGGACAGAGTTTAACGTTTACCATCACAAATTTAAAGAGTATATGGATTGGTCAGGGTTTTGGGGAGAAGATAACCTAGATATGGTTGTCGTTGATTCTCCATATTATAAAGCAACAGCTAATGAAATTGACTGGCGAGCAAAAGTTAAATTACAAGCTGCAGCACAAAAATGGATATGTCATGCTATATCTAATACAACAAACTTACCAAACGATATCGATGTTAAAACAGTTAAAGATATCTACATGATGGGTTGGGAGTTAGGTTGTAAAGGTGTGACTGTATATCGTGATGGATCTAGATCTGGTGTTTTAATATCTTCTGATGAAAAGAAAGAAGAGACAACAGAATTTACTGAAAGACATGCTCCAAAGAGACCTGAAGTTTTAGAATGTGATATACACCATACATCAGTTAAAGGTCAAAAATGGGTTGTTCTAATAGGACTTCTTAATGGTAAGCCTTATGAAGTCATTGGTGGAGAAGCTGATCAAATAGAAATACCTCGCAAGTATAAGCGTGGAACTCTACTTAAGAGAATTTTTAAAACTGCAAATAGCAAATATGATTTGACTGTAGGTGAAGGTGATGATGCAATGTCAATTAAAGATGTTGTAAGTATCTTTAATAATCCTAACCATGCAGGATATACTAGAGTTATTTCAACATCTTTGCGTCATGGAGTTCCTGTACAATTCTTGGTAGAACAAATGCAGAAAGATAAAGAAGCAGATTTATTTAGTTTTTCTAAAGTAATAGCTAGATGTCTTAAAAATTATATCTTAGATGGTACAAAAGCTAGTGATAATGTTTGTATTGAATGTGGAACTGAGGATTCTTTAGTTTATCAAGAAGGGTGTGTATCTTGTAAATCTTGTGGATCTAGTAAATGTGGCTAACAAATAGCTTCTAAATATATGATAATCCTTTTAGTAGTAGATAATTATTGCTAAAAGGATTTTTTTATGTATATAACAGAAGATGAATTCACAAAAATAATCGATGAAGAAATAAGAAAAGTTAAGGGAGGATGGAAGGTGTATCCTAAGAAACCTAAAAAAGGAGAAAAAAGGAGAAAAGCACTTTCTAAAAAACCACATAAAACTTATAAAGATGCATTGAGTCAGCTAAGAGCAGTTGAAAGATCTAAGGCTATGAGAGAGGGGTATGTTAAAAAATATATATTTAAAGATAATGATACTAATTTAAGTATAGAAAATGTAAAAGCACCACCAGTTCTAAATATTAATAATTTAAGATCAATTATGAATAGATACTATGATGAAAGTTCTAGAGAAGTTATTAATAGAAAATATCCAGAAACTATAGGAAGAACTAAAACTACATTTGCAATGAATAGGCAAATACAAAATTTTATGAATAACTTAGAAAGTGATGAGCTTTATAGACTTCAAGAAGAAATATATAAAGAAGCAAGAAATAAACTGTTAAGCTTTGTATATTCTGTTTTAGAAGCAAATCCTAAAACTAAATCTGATTATCCTACTAAAGGAAAAGTAACAGATGCTACAAAAAAGAGTAAACTACTTTTAACACGTAATGATATTCCAGATGTTGATATGTTTAATAGCTTAGAACAAGTACCTTTTAGATCTGTTTTGAGAGTTGCTTTAGATCCGCAAGAAGATGTAATGGGGTTACAAAAAAATGCAATGAGCTTTGATCTTCTTAATGGTGAAAGTATAGAAGCACAGTTAGATGCTTATGTTGATCAAGTTAATTTAGATAAAACTGATCCTAAAATAGGAGATGATAGAAATAAAAAATTAATTCAATATATGAATACAGGCGTTGTTTAAAATGTAAATCGTATCCTAATGTGTTATTATTATAACATAAAGGAGATATACATGAGATATAAATTTAATCGTTCATCGCTTATTAAAGAATTAGAACTTCATAATAATCCGGTAACAATACGCGTGAATAAGTTTACTGAGGATAGCGCAGCTGACTTCCAAAGAAAAATGGCTATGGCACATAATACCGGTCAAGAAATTATTCCGGTAATTATTGATTCTTATGGTGGCCAAGTTTATTCTTTGATGACAATGATATCTGCCATTAAGAATTCAGAATTACCTGTTGCTACTATCGTTGAAGGTAAAGCAATGAGTTGCGGTGCTATACTATTTTCTTTTGGTGCAGAAGGTCATCGTTATATGGATCCATATGCCACTGTTATGATTCACGATGTTTCAGCAGGTGCAATAGGTAAAATAGAAGAGTTAAAAGCAAACTCTGAAGAAGCTAATCGTTTAAACGAGCAAGTATTTAAAATGATGGCACAAAATATTGGTAAGTCTGATAAA